ATTACCAGTATCATCAACGTTTAGGTTAGTTGCAAGAGCTGGAGAATAATCCAACACACCAGCAGCAGCTAGTGCAGAAGCAACGTCAGAAGAACAAACAACAAAGTTGCCTTTTCCTCTACGAGTTTCTTTAGAGATCACATTAGCTTCTCTTTCGAGTTGCATAACTAGACCTTTGAATTTTTCAGCCATCCAACGACCATCACTATCAGTACCGACATCAAAGATACCAGATACTGCAGTTGAAGTTTGAAGTGCACCGATTTTTGCTTTAGTAAGAATAGTTCTTACCATTTCACGGTTAATTTCAGCTAAGATTTCAGCTGAAAGAATGTTAGCAAGTTCGCCTTCAGCGTCTAGACCGTGGACTGCTTTAAGATCTTGAGCAAGTTCCATAGTGTATTCAGCTTTAAGAGCTCTTGATTTAGCTGTAACGGTTGATTTCTCGATTGAGAAAGCCATTTCGCCAAATGCGTCACCACCAGCAATTGCTGAACCAGCTACGTGAGTACCTTGGGCTTCAGCTTGAGCTGTAGTATCGCCTTCACCGTAAGTTGATACTACATCAGCAGTATCAGCAATAGATCCATCAGTATCAGCATCAACTACACCAGCAAGTCCAGTAGGATCTGCTTGATGAGTACCTGCTCCTGAGAAATCAGTATCAGCTTCGTCGAATAATGCTTCAGTACCACCTTGAGTGCTGTACTTAGACTTCATTGCAAAGATTAGACCAGTTGGACCAGTCATAGGTTGAACGCCAGCAATATCATAAGCGATAAGGTTAGGCATTGCACGCCTTACTAAAGAGATCAAAACCGGATCAAAGTTAGCAACAGAAGAACCGGTAGCGTTAGCTGCGGCTGCTTCTGTAACAAAACCTTGAGTTTGGTTTCGCTCTTCTTGCAAAGCAATTTCTTGGTTTTCCAAGAGTCGAGCAGTAACGGCTTGCTTGTACTTGCTGTCTATAGCTGGAGCATCTGAGTGCTCAAGTACTGGTTGCCATTTCTCGACTAATTTATTATCTGTATTAAACATATTTGTCCCCTAATTAGATAAAATTATTTTGAGTTAGTAATAGCTTGTGTGTATCTGCTCATATTATCTGAAAGATCAACCGGAGCTGAATCATTTCCTATAACTGCATCTACTTCAGATTCTGTTTCACTTACATCAGACTTGAAGTATGATTCTTTGATAGTAGTTACTTTCATAGTGAAAGTTTCTAGATCTTCAAAATCAATAGATTCAACTAATGATGCGAGTTTCTCAGCTTCTGTATCAGCAAGCCCTGAAGAAGCTTCTCTTATTACTTGAGCGCGCGCATATGTTTGCGTAGTTTCATGTAACTTGATGTTTTCTTCTGTGGATTTATTGAGTTGTTCCTCTAGTTCAGCAACTTGCTCGGCCATATCGTCGATTAAATCTGCTTTACCTTCTGGTACTTCAATGTAATGTTCCTTAAAGACAGTCTGTAAAGAAGCCATAAAGTCTTCAGCAATCTCAGTCCTAAGACCAGTACTTACTGCTACTTCATTTTCTTTCATCCAAGATTCTACAACATAGTTCAAGTAGTTATCTACTTTTTCTACGATAGTCTTTTGAATATCACCAACTTCTTCTTCAAGGTTTTGCGCGTATTCGCCTTCTAATCTATCGATTTCTGCACCTAATTTTGACTTAAGTGTTGCTTCGAAGATTGCTTCAGCTTTTGCTCTGAATCCTTCAGACAATGTAGCTTCCTCAGATACTAATGCATCTAAATCTTCTGAATAATCAAATTCCACTGCTTCTGCTTTCGCAGATGCATCACTAGGTTTAGCTTTAGGATCAACAGCTTTCGGTGCTTTCTTAATAGCTTTATCTAGGGAACCATCATCTTCAGACTCATCGACTTTATTCATCTTTGCAAACATAGCTTGCGCTTCATGTTTTTTTGCCTTTTTAAGCATCTCAACTGCAGCGTTAATAACACCAGCTTTAGTAGAAGGAGTTTTAAAAGCAGGAGCAGTTTCTTCTACTTCTTCTTTTTCTTCTTCTTCTTTTTTAGCTTCTGTTACTTCTCCAGCATCAGCGTCTTCAGAAATTTCCTCGTTTCCAACTTCGTTTTCAACGAGCTCTTCTGAAGTTTCCACTTCAACTTGCTCTGCATCTTGAGATTCGCCTAAATCGACTACAGTTTCTTCAACTGCTTTTGTGTCTAATTCTGACATTTTTCTCTCCTATTATAGAGTTAAAGTTTAGAGAGGAAATTTTTAAACGCTCTTATTTGCGCCTCAGCTAAATGCTTCGACGGCGTACGCTTAATTTCAGTCTCAATCTTTTCAATTTCTTGTGCTTCTAAAATACCATTATTCCATATCCAATCTACTCCTTCCATAATTCCATTGACAAATGCCTCTGGAGCGGAAGGATCTTGAACGATATCTACTGTGGCTAACATAAAGTCAGACCCAACATAACTAGTACCATTTTTCTGTACAAGACTACCCATACCACGACTTGATACACCAAGCTTAACTCCTCCATCTAACAAACCTTCAACGATTTGTCCCATAGGGGTTTTAAGAATTGATGCTTTTCCTACAACATTATTTCCCTCAAATCTGAGGTCTGTAATTTTGTGTGAAACCTTATCTAGATTAATAGTAGGACCTTCGGGGTGATTTAACTCACCAACTGCCCTACCACTGAGAACTTGCTCAGCGACATATTTGTCAACTGCAGCCTCTAGAATTTTTTTCTCATATATGCGGCCATTACGATTTTTCTTATCAGCCTGCATAAACACGCCTTCAATAACATGTTGTTTTCCACCGGATTTAGTAGCTTCGGTGAAATGACTAATATTGCTTTCTGTATATTCCGTAATTAATTTCATTTTAATCCGCTTGTTTTTCTTTAACGCGATTGATTACAGTAGAGCCCAACTCAACTTTCTTAGCATTCATAGCAGCATCTATTTTTGCTGTCATAATACCGTCGAAAGCTGTTTTAGCTTTTACCAAATCATCATCTTTTACGTTACCAATAAGTTCTTCAATTTTACTCATTCGTTTCTTTCCTTTAATATATTTATAATAATTTAGATGTCAAGGTCTATATCGTCGACGTCCCCAGCAGCTTTTTCAGCATTTATTTGCTTATCTAGCTCTTTTATTTCAACATCGGACTGTCTTAAGATCTTTTTTCTAATCCATTCATCTGAAACATACTTTCCAACGTAATCTTCCAACGTTCCTAACATTTCAAATCTTTCTCTATACATTTCAGATTCTTTAAGTTCTGCAAAATAATTATCTTCAATAAAATCAAAAACAATATCTTGTCTAAACTTAGTCCAATCTTCTTTTGTAATTATACCTTTAAGCAATAACTGTGTTTTCAATACTTGCATAAAGACATCTGAGAACCTTTTTCGAAGTCTATCAATAAACTTCTTAAACTTCACTTCATCTCTTGTGATTTCAGTGCTTCTACCTAAACTAAATTGAACTTCTTGTTCTAATCTAGCCATAGGTACATTTAAACTTCTATATAGTTTCTTTTGGAAATATAAAATATCATCAATTTGTCCAAGATTCTCTCCACCTGGAAGAGTACTAATTTCAGTACCTCGACCACCTTCACGTCTCGGTAAGAAGAAATCTTCTAACATCGACATGTGTTTACGATCATCCTTAACTGCACCAGTACTAGCATCATATACCATTTTGTTACGATACTTATTCATGATATTGGTTAAGTATTCTTCTGCTTTACCTTTAGGTAAGTTACCAACATCAATATAGAATATACGCCTTTCTGGTGCACGTGATATTCTGTATATTACAAGTGAATCTTCCATCATTCTTAATTGATTCACAGGCTTAATTGCTTTATGCAAATAAGATAAAATTCGTTTGCGAGAAGGATCTAACATTCCAGAAGTGCCATATACAATAGCATCTGGATGTATTTTTAAACCTTCATTTGATTGTCCTATTTTGTCATCTTGAAATAAGAAATATTCTTTTTGCTTAACAATAACATCGGCATTAGTTTTTGGATCTCTTTTAGATTCAATTTCTTTTACCTTCCTAAGCTTTAAAGGATCAATATACCTAAGCTCTTTAATTCCAGCTTTAGGATTTGTGTCATCTATCATCACATGATATGGTAATCTACCATCAATATACCATTTTCTAAAAATATCATTTCCATATGAAGTAAAATCAAGTAAACGTATTACTGTTTTAAATTCATTTCTAATAGAATCTTTTATTTTATCTGATGCATCAACTTTGTCTAATACTATAAAGACTGGAGCTGAATCTCCATCACCAATAATTGCCTCATTTACAATATCTTCAATAGCCGCATCAGTTTCAGGCTGAGTAGCTACATCTCTATATTTAATAATGAGATCTTGTTCATTCTTTTGTTTATCACCGTCTAAATCAACATATGCACCAAAATGTCCACCGCTAGATATTACACCTGCACCGTCCTGTTCGGTATCTGGCACAAAAGAGATCGGTTCCCCGCCTTTTCCACCTTTTCTGTTGATTTCGAATCCGAAAAATTCTGCCATAATTACTCCAATATTATCAGAGAGGACAATTGTCCTCTCCTCTAATATTATTTATACAACTTATTTTTAGCTAGTTGTGTCAGATTCCCAATAGCTACAAACTAAATCAACTGCAAATTCTTCAATTTCATCTGAAGAATCATAGTTAAGTTCAATTGCTGCTACTGAAACAGGCCAACACCCTCTCATATTATAAGTTTTTACTGTTGCGCCACTTTTATCAAGTTGTTCGATGATTATATCGGCTGAATAATCAGTAACATTGGCTATGCCAGTATTACTTTCATGTCCATTAATTCCGTTCATCCATCGTTCGAACGCGTTCCTAACAGCAAAGTCAACATCATTAATGATAGTTAATCCGACATTTTCGAATATTCTATCACCAGCAATACTAAATTTTCTTCCGCGGAAAGCAACTTCAACAGCACCTATAGTAGATGCAGGAATTGAAATTTGCTTACACATAAAGGAAGTTAACTCAACATCACCCTGAGCATAGCTCGGGAAGTTAACAGTCGCTTTGAACATATTAGGACGTGCACCGCCACCAGTAAGTTTAGATTTAAAATCATCTACTCCTAAGATTGCCATTATACTGTCCTCCTATTAAGAACCTGAGATTTCAGAGAAATCTACACCGGTTCTAGTTGCAATAAAGTTCAAAGTTATGAAGTTAATAGATCTTGCAGGTTTAATATAAATATCAGCTACAAAATTATTAGTATCAATGACTTGACCCGTGTTATTGGTTGTATCGCAAACAACTGAAAAATCAGTTATTCCTCTACGACCTTTTACGTCTCTTAAAAACGGTTCAACTAAGTTTCTAAATTGCGCTCTTGTAAATTCATCATTGAATTCGAAAAGCTGCGCTCTAGCAGCAGTTGAAATTGCTTTTTCTAAAGTATTAAACAATCTACGTACGTTAATACGATCGAAAGCTGAAGGCTTAGAAAGCAAAGTTTTATCACCAAAGAGAAGTGTTCCTTCTCCTGGGAATGAGACAACTGGATTAACCCGCGCTTTATAGAGAGTATCTCTATCGGCTTTAACAGGATTAAATGCCAATTTAATTACACCAAACAGTTGACCTCTTGTTGCTCCTGCAGGTGAAAACCATGCATCGGCAGTTTTATCGGTAGCTGCACAAAGACCAGCAATATGGCCAGCTGCTCCAATCCATCTATATGCATCATTATATTTGTCATAAACATAAATCGCACCAGAATCGGCAGATGCGTAAGAACTTGAAGTGAGCGTGTCAGCCCAAGCTTTAACGTCAGCTGCTGGAGTAGTAGCGTTAACTGTGTCGTCGATTGGTGGAGATACAAATGACATACAATCTTTTCTTGCGGCTGCAATAGAGATCAAATCATTTGATATCGTATTTGCTCCATTTGCATCTGGATATGCAAATAGAAGTTGAACATCAACTGTTTCAGCATCTTCTAATAAGTCGAATGCTGTTGCAATTTCTGCTGCGGTTGGTGTACTATCATCAACACCACCTGATAGAGATCTACCAGTTACTTCTATGTCAGAAGCACTTGATAAACCAGCCATAGATGATACTGTGCTAATTGCACTACCCGCTTCGGTTAATGTTGTGTGATGATCCATCCATCTAATATAAGAAGAACCAGTATTGATTACGTCTTTATAATAGTTTGATGTGCCATCTTCTTTTTTAGCGTCAGAACCTTGTGACATGAATGCAAAAGTTTCTAGAACTGTTCCAGCAGTTCCGCTAATGTCGCCATCTTCGTCAATAACGATTACGTGTAGTTCGTCTCCAATGGAGCCTTTACCCAATGATGTCGCATAGTTAGAAGTACCAGGAGCAGAGTCAAAGCTTGAAGCATATGTCCAACCGGCAAATAAACTGCCCTCTGTACACATAGCTACTCTAAGACTATTTCCTTTAATTCCGGAGTATTTGGCTGCCCAAATTCCTACAGAAGCTGCACCACTACTATATGAAGCATCATACACTGAATCATTTTTGATGGATAGGCCTGAACCATCAGCAGTAGCATTACGCATGCTTGTGCTATCGGTTCGAACAACTTTTAGGCTGTTACCGTATTTAAGAAATCCGGCAGCAGTTAAAAAGTATTTATATGTACTGTTGTCTGGTGTTCCGAATACTTCCGCTAAGTTCTTTTCAGAGCTTATTGAAACTACTTCGCCTACCGGACCCCAGTTAAATGCACCTACAGTTCCGCCAATACTGGTAGAGACTGCTGGTACCACGCCCGTTGCGTCAATTTCTTTGACTTGGACGCCTGGTGATACTTGAAATGCCATCGCTTTATCCTCTCAATGAGTTTTAGTTATAAGTCCACATTATAAGTTAATTAACCTTTCGGTTACATTCATACTTATATTTATAATATAAAATATTCTAGAAAACACCGTCATGTCTTCCATTAGGTGTTTCGAACCATACTTGACCATCTTCGTCTACTTCATACTTAGGTTTTTCTGGATCATCGTTAACAAAACCAAACGGAATTACATCATCCTGAATAGCTTTGAGTTGTTCGTTATATAACATCTTCTTCATTTCTATATCTGTCATACCCAAAAAGATGTCAGTTGTTGTAAACCAACCAAATAATACTAGATTCATCATTAAATCATCATGATTACTAAGTGAAGCTTCAAAAGATTGACCTTTTGCAACAAATGTACTCATTTCTACTATTGTGTTTGCATCTACAATGTTTATTTTTCTTTGTTCTATTAAATCTTTTATATTAGAACAACCAATACGCTTGACTCTACGAGTCATAGTAGCACCAATTGCTCCTCGTTTAACAGTCGATTCTACAAACATATTTTCATATTCTAAATCATAATATAATCCATTACATACCAATTGACCAGCATCATTAGATTCTATAATCACATAAGCTTTATTAAACAAATATGCGTATTTATAAATTAGATCTGGATATAATATAGGCGATATAATATTATCTCTAAAGACCGCAACTTGTTGAAATGGATTTGTACTAATATCAATAATAGTAAAAGTTGAATAATCTTGTCCTCTACCTCTGGCCACATCAACACACATTACATATTCATGATCTTGCAAAGGCATTTCATAAATATATACGTTTTCTTTTACCATAACCGGTTCATGCATCTTTTGTGCAAGCAAAGAATTTGCATCTATTAGAGTCCCGCCCCGGCCTAGGAAGGTATTACCAAATTCTTGATCGAACTGTAATTCTGAAGTATTAGCAATTGTTAATGCTTTCCAAGTTTCATCTCTACCCGGAACATCCCACCAATCAACTCTAAACGCTTTAAATTCATTTTCTTTTGAAACTGCACCTTCCCATAATTTGTGATATACATTACCAACACCATTTGCAGTAGAAGTAACAATTATTTTAGTGTCACTACCTGATGAAATAACAGGATATGTTGAAGTATAGAATTCTGCATCATTTTCTACAAAAGCAAACTCATCAAGAAACAATAAATTAACAGATAAACCCCTAATTGAAGAAGCAGATGTTGCAGTTGCAATAATTCGTGAGTTATTTGAAAATTCTATTGAGCCTTTATTGAGTGCCTTTGTGCCTGGTTGCAAAAAGAATGGAATATTTTCTAATGCTAAAGTAACACGAGCTAACATTTCTCTTGCAACTACACCCTTGTTTGCCAAGATTGCAATAGTTTTTTCAGAATGAAATAGAGCATACCATAAAAGATATACTACACTAGATATTGATTTACCGCTTTGTCGACATGCTAAACATATACTGAAACGATTAGCATTAAAATGATTAAACATTTCTTCTTGGTATGGATATAAATCAAATGGAACTAAACCTTCATCAAGAGATATAATTTTTACATAAGTTTTTGCAAAATATGCAGGATTATCCATGCACTTTTTGTATTCTCGAACTTGTTCCGCAGTAAAACCTTCTTCAAGGCCATCTCGCTTTACATTAACATTACCTAAATAACCAAATTCGTTATTTTTAATCTTCGCCATGTTCTATTATATTTTCATTTTTTGAATTTAACATTTTTTGCAAATCAGTAGTACTTCCGACAAAAACATTATTATTAGTAATACGCTTATTTGCATCTAAACGTTCTTTATTTAATTTTTTCTTTGTTGTTTGTAAAGCCATAAGTTTATCCGTGACATCAGCAATATTCTTAATGGAATTGCTAAGTACTTCGAAAGCTCTAGGATGCTCAGACTCTCTGGCTAATTCTGACATAACATCTAATGATCTTGTACCATTGTGTATTAAATCTCTATAAGTTGCCCGTGAGAATTCATAATCGTCTTTTATGTCTTTATTATCGATATCGTCTGTTGTTAAAATTCTATCTTTTTGTGGTAGATTTTTTGCGAGACTATCTTCTAATTTCTTTCTTTTATTCATAATATTACCAATCTTATGTGTATGATGCAACAGTTATTGTAGCACCAGACGTTGAACCAGTCAAAACTTCACCTATATTTAACCAACCTGTTGGTTGTGCAACTGTAATTGTTCCAGTATCAGGATTAGTTGTATATGCAGTATTACTCACTTCCATTGTATTATTTGAAATCGAAGAAGTAATAGTTTCGCCAGAAACAAACGTACCACTTAACACAGTACCATATATTGCGAATGATTCTGGAACACCTATAGGATCATATGCGGTAGTTATTTTATATTCATTTGCTCCTGGAGTTCCAGAAGATATAAGTGTATCTTCAGGATCAGCCGTAAGAGGATTAAGTCCTAAATCAACACCATAAAATTTTTCGTCGGTATTAGCTTTATTAAAGTAATCTATATCTATTTCTTTAATTATAGCAGTATTTGCAGTAGGTCCAAAGAATCTCATTTTTAATGTAAAATCTAATGTATACATAAGAACTCTTCGAGTTGCAAAATCACCTTCATAATCATCTTCTATTGCAGTACTATTTAAAATAATAGGAACATCTTGTTTATATGACCAACCATTAATAGGTTTAATAGAAACGGTATATTCAGGTTGAAAATATGGAAGTATTTGTTCTAAAATTTGTAAACCATCATCTTGGTTTTTTGCCATAATAGTAAGCTGCATACCAATATTATATGGCGACATATGCTTAACTACCTTTTTCTTATAAGAATCTGTTGCATGTTTTTCTGAAATAACTGCCATTTTATTTAATTTAGAAGTATTATCTTGTTCTAAACTTGTAATTTCAAATGACATTCTAGGTAGTTTTAAAGCCATACTTGCATCTGAACCAGTACTAGCGTCTATTCTAGATAAGAATTTTTGTTTAGGTCCATAAGAAAGAGGAACTTTAATTTGATTTAATACTCCTCCAGAACCGTCTAATCTAATAACACTAATATTATTAAACATCGTACCAAAAACTGCTACGGATTTTCTTAAGGTTGAATGATAAAAATGAGTTCCAAACATTAGTAATTTTCCGATGCATCGCCAAACGGATTAGATTCAGTGAAGTCTAAGAAACCATCGGCTTCAACTTCAAAGGTTAAATTACCCGATTGATCGTCAGTTGGATCTACATATATGCTATTATCGCCTATATCGTAAACCTTAGTTATTGTAATTGTATTTGCGCTTGTTCCACCAACAGCAGTTAATGTAGATGAAACAACAAAATCTCTTGCTTCAGCAATACCAGATACACCAATATTAGATACTCCAAGTCTACCCGTTGTTGGAGATAGTTTAGTAATTGTTTGTATTTCACCAAACACTGAAGTGTTAGGAGATGTTGTTAATATTTGAGTTATAATTTCACTTGCTTCTGGATGTTCATTAGCAGTACAATTATAATCTAAAGTAACTTGATATGAACTTGTAACTTGAGCAACATCAATAGATTCGATACCAGTTTCAAAATCTTCGTCATTATATTCATATAATGAACACTGAAGTTTATAAACGGGTAAGTTAGATAATTGATAAAATGGTTGTTCATGTTCTACGAAAGTAATTTCGAAGAATTTATTTGTCATAGGAAGAAATAAAATATCACCTTCTAAAGGTTTAGGACTTACTATATCAGCAGTATTCCAAAACCCTATATATTTTTCCCACTGTCTACGTGAGATAACAAAGGTGGCTTCATCTCTAATTTCTAAACCAAACTTAGAATATAAATCTCCTGCTCCTTCAAATCCATCAGAACTTTCTATATACGCTTCTATCATATAAGCATCATTAAATTTCGATGCCCTATCTTCACCTAAAACAAAATCTCTACTTACCATTGTTCTAGGCATATAATATACATCTTGGCCATAAATCTTTAAAGATTCAATAACCAAGTCTTCGTATAAATTTTGCTCTGACTTAACTGCCTGAGAAAAGTAAACAGATCTTGCCACTTATTTTACCCCACCATGAAATCAATTGGATCTTCCCAATTGAGTCGTGCTTGTTCTTCTAATTGTATTAATGCCTCGTTTGCATCATCAAATAATTGTCTACCATTAAAGGTAACTCCACCAGGCATTACCATACCCTCAAATTTAATAAGATTTGCACCCCATTGTCGTTTAATTAATTGTGTTGCATATTGTTTTAAGAAATAATCATCATATATATCTGTATATGATGCAGGATCTAATATTCTTTGACAATCTAATATTAAATATGTCTGTCCTGCAACTGCTTCTTTTTCCCAATCCATATCGATTCTAATCGTATTACGATGTCTATTAAAATCATAATGATGATCATCGCTATCAATAATAAGATCTACCATTGATAACCACTGTTGTGATATTTCATAATTAACTAAACTTCCTAAATAACCTAACGAATATATATCATTTAAATGTAATTGATATTTAATATCAAACAATGAAGCAGTTGTAGTAGTATCGCTAATAGGGAATATACGAGTTACATTTGTAACAAGATCAGGAACATCTAAATATCCCTTTTCTATGTCACCTAGAGTGATTGAACTTATAACACCGGTTGTTCCAGAAGCTCCACCAGTTACTGTTTCACCTACTGTAAATGTAGTAACGGTTGCGTGTGTTATATACGGATAATATAATTTAACTCCTGCAGAACCTGCAATTACAACTGCAGTTGCTTCAGATGAGCTTCCTGTAATTGTTTCACCTACGGTAAAATTACCCGCGACTGAGGCAGATAATGTTAAATACGATGCTGTTACTAAGTGCTTAAGAAATACTCTTTCTACTGCATCGCTATGATACGTGTTATAAAATTGAAATGCTTCATCGATTCTATCATCAACCTGATCGTCATCAACATTAATTTCGATCACTGGATGACCTAATGCTCTTTTGCAGTAAGCTATAAGTGTCGCTCTTGAATTTGGTTTAGCCATATTGTTCTCTCTATATCTTTATTTATACGTCCCAATCGAGGAATGCCAAAACGTATGTTTCTCCGCTAATCATTTGGGTTATACCACTGTGTGTCCACACAAGATCAGAATAATTATTATTACTTCCATGTTCATAGTTAGTTAAAGTTGCATCATCTATATCAAGCATACCATATTGTCCCGTATTATCATCGACATTACACCAAAAACATTGTTGCCAATTGGCAACGCTATTACTTGCGGTAGCACTTCCACTAGTGTGTGTTCCACCTAATCCTTCATATGTTGCATTATCGGCCCTTTGGGAAAATCTTATCCTAAAATTTTCTGTTCCTTGAGTTACGTAATTATTAGTTGTACTAGATCCAGTGATCCCAACAAATGCAGCAGTAATTTCTCTATCAGGGTTTGTACTATAACTTCCAAGTCCTAATCCTCTATATTTACCATCACCAGTAATAGATCCTAAATCACCAGAATCCCCATATCCAGAATTTGCTTCACCATATCCTATCCTATAATTAAAAGTGTAAGTAGTACCTCCACCTTTTCCGCCACCTCCACCGCTAGAAGTAGTACTACCGGCTATTCCTGCAGTTATTACAATATTTTCTAATGTATCACTACCATCACCGCGATTAGCACACGTTTTATTAGTATTAACAAAATCACCATAACTTATAGAACCACTTGTAGGAATATTAGCATTTACACTATTATTGGGCACATATGAACCACCTTTATATAAATCACTAAATTTAATACCTCCAGAAGGAGTATTTCCTTCATTATGAACCGATAAAATTTCTGTGGCACTTATATCTGGAGTACCTATATCAGGTGCAGTGGTGCCCACTAATTTTTGTCTATTATTATAATATATAGTTTCCCATCCAAATATTGCATACGTTATTTCATTAAACGTTACAGAATAGGAACCAGAACCAGTAATAGTAACCCAACAAAACCAATGTCGGTCTGCACCATTATAAACAGATCTAATTTGTCCTGTACTACAATTAGTTTTATCACTTGCTGCAAAAGAATAAAGATTTCCTCCAGATCCTCCATCGTGTATTGCTGTTCTCCATATCACTAAGATTTTTTGATTATTAGTACCAGTAACATTTTGTGTTATTGTAGTAAAACCTGTTTCACCAACACTCTGTGAAGCTGCTGTTCCCACGTTCATTGCTGCGGTATAATATGACATTAAATATTAAACTCCAAATTTTTCCAACTATTAGTAATATCAGTATCTGGATGTACATTAAGATCTAGTTGGAAATCTTCATTTTCGGCCTTTGCATTATGTTTAATTGCAAAATCTCTACTATTATATGTAATATCTAAATCTGACCATATTGGTGTTTTAAATGAATCACTATTTAATCTCAAATTAGCTTGAGTTGTTATTGAATCAGTATAATCTGTATTAGGTACCATTAACATTTTCCAGTTTGTAATTCCTAAAGCTTTATAAAACGGACCTTCAATTTTTAAAAAATCTGGATCATATATCCACGATTTAGAACCATTTCCATCATTTCTAGTTAATTCTACATGGGCCCAATAAAAATTACTTTGATCTACACCATCATCAATCCAATGTTGTGTTGGTCCATAATAACCAACTCTTAATGCAATTATTCGTTCTACTCCACCATCTGGTTTTTCTGTTATTTTTTGTATTCTATGAGAATCCCAACCAGAAGTATTAATAAACGTACCCCTAATTTCGTCGTACATATTATTATCATTTAATAAATCACCGGTAAGATGATCCCAATTATATGTTGGCTTTGTTGCGTGTTTTAATTGAGGTAAAGAAGATTGAAAACAACTAGAAAAAGTCCCGTCATCTATTAAATCTTGCATTTCAACTAATGTTAAGGCTGTGATTTTATATTCCATAGTTCTATTTATACTCTTTAAAGTTTACCATTAATCTGTCTAGATCTATTTATAACTTCCAATTTTCTGGATGCGTCTCTTTTAATTTTTTTATGTGTTTATCTGGAAATACATAACAAATATCCATATTCCATGCTATAATACTTTTACGTACATCATCTTCTATTATTGGTGCACGATGCAATAACCAAGAAGGAAATATAAGCATATCACCGGCTTTTGCGTCTGGTTTTATAATTTGTTGTGTTTCTGGATCTAAAAACTCAGTAATATACTTTGTATCAGGTATTTCTATAAAATATACACCAGACCATTGACAATATTGATGATTATCCCAACTAATAAAGTCTGATTTTTTCATTTGATGATACCACATATGCATAATATTAAATCTATATTCTAAACCGGTTATTTCTGGTTGAATATGAAATTTAGCATGTTCGCGAAATTTATTTTCTGCAGAATCTAAAAATATTTTCTTGTAAGCAACATGAGGTTCTTGTTCTTCATATACTTTCCAAGGAGTAGGTTCAAGTTCGGGTTTTGTATTATTAGATAATGTTAAATCTAGATAGTCATTTGTTAAATCTTGATATTGCCATTCGGGTGGTAAGAATGGAGAGGTATAATGATTATGACCATCAAATTTACTAATACCTAAATTATATTCTTGAGTACCTATTTTAGTTGGTAATGTATCAAAAAAATCTAATAAATTTTTGTTAACTTCTTCGTAATTATTGATTTCATATTTATATATTAGGTTCTTCATTAAATGTCCAATCTGTAGTTTCTTCTATTTCTTTTATAAATTCTATAGGTATATTCACATCTGCTATTATTGTACCAGAGCCAGTTAATTGATTATTATGATTTGTTATTCCATAAATACTACCAAAATATTTTCCATTATCTCCAATTTCTAAATTATTAGGATATGATACTCCATATTTGTCATGTAAATGTATAGGATATTCATTAGATGAATCATTTGTTGTTATTAATAACTTTTCTATATTTTTATCTTTCCATGCATTTTCTATTATATTAATATCTTCAAACATTCCTTTAAGATATTCGTCTCCTGTCATAAATATTGGAGTACTGTTAAATATATCTGGTCGAACATTTACTTCTAAAAAATACCATTCATTATCAGAAGTTAATGCTCCACAAAAACTTCCTTCCCAACACCCATAATTTTTCCAACCATCCATTTTAGCAATATAATTTAAATAATTATGAGCCTTTTGTCTTACCAATAAATCATTTTCTTTTGTAAGTGGTTTAATATATGAACCAAAATACCAAACGTTTGCATCAACAGTTTTATTAAGATTTTCTCCTATTATTTGTTGAGTGTGTGTTATAACATATTTTCCATTAGATATAACAAAAAATACATTAGTTTCTATCATATCATGTATATATTCTTCAATATAATAATGAAAATCTTGATGTCTAGGCCATTCCCTATTTCGAAATTGCTCTATCGCTCGTTGAGCGTCTTTTTCAGAATTAAATATACACGCTGGATTCCAAGTATATGATGGTTTTTCTATACATGGAAATGTTAAATCTTTACAGTAATTTTCATTCGAATATTTACCACTACGTATAAGTTTAGGTATTTTATATTTTAGCTCTTGGGCTAAATATTTTGAATAAAGTTTGTCTGTTTCTAATCTACTTGCCTTTACAGAAGGACCTATATATTGTACTTTATCGGCAAAATGATCATGAAGAAACCCAGCAGTTGGAATACATACTTGTAAAATATCTATATTATATTCATTAATAAGCTTTTCTGTAAGGGATATTAACTCATTTTGTCTTTCTTCTTTTTCTTCATCATTTATAAATGGGCCAGAAGCTGTGGCTACAATAAGATTATCATTATTTTCTAGATGATTTATTCCAAAAGACGGTTCATACTTTGTGGTATCATGCCAATTAGTATATACTATATGACCCGATTTTACTAATTCTATTAATGAGTGGAAATGTGCCTTAGGCAAATTATAGTTCAATATGTTCATAATAAATTCGAATTCTAAATATTAAACGTTATAGTTTGAGTTCCTGAAGTGGCTATATAATTACCAGAAGTAAGTGAATGTACAGTACTATATGTGCTAAACGATGATCTATTAATAGTATTTGATCCTATTGTTATTGATGTCCAGCCAGTCTGCAAACTTCCATTCCATGTTAATAATACTCCTACTCCCGAAAAGTTAGTATGTAGACCGTTAATTTGTGTACCACTTAAAGTATCAACAGTAGTATCTCCTAAACTTCCTACTGAAACTCCTGGAATATAACCATATCTTGTACCAGGTTTGGCAGTTTGTGATCCTATTGTCATAGTTGTTGACCACGCAGCAGACATTCCTTTGAATTCGGCTAAACCGTCTGGTGTAGATAAACCCGCAGCTGCAGCAGCAGCCCGCATAGATCCACCTCCGCCAAACTCTGTAGTTACAACGCTAAGTGAAGTGGGATTACTATTAGGAACTCCCATGTTTTATTCCTACTAACTAGCTGGTGCTATAACACCGATATCTACTTTATGTGCGATACCTAATGCTACTTCTTCAATTCTAGCTATTGTTGCATCGGCGTCATATGTAGTACCATCAGCTTTATAACAAACGTTAACGTTTCTAGTATGAGTAAGAGCCGGAGAGTCTGAAGTAAATGTTACTATAACATCTCTAACATCATTTTCTTCATCAATAGTTTCACCTTCATTATCCGGATCAGGCATTGATGTAGTTCTTTTACCAGTAAAGGTTTCGTCTATTTTATATGTAATTGCCATTTTATTTTCCTATATAATTAATTAACTAAAGCAAGCATTATAAATTGCTTTAACTTTTGTATCTTCGGCAGAGACATTGCTGTCTTTATCAAAAATCTTTTGTGTGTTATCATCGTAATCGATAATAAGCTTATCGTCATCATCAGCGGTAGGCGTTGAAGGCCCATCGTAAAATGTTGCTGTTCTCATTGTTGCCATTATTTTTCCTCTAATTTTTTCTCTAATTCTTTTACTTTATCACTTAGTTCTTTTATAGCTTCGATAAGTACACCTGTTAAATGACCATAAGAAACACCATATCGATCGTTTTCTTTATCGTGTGTTACAACTTCAGGTACTATATCTATAATTTCCTGAGCAATAACACCCATTCTTTCTGGGGTTATATTATTTCCATCCGAACCAGATTCTTTTGCATCTTTCCATTCGTATGTAACACCTCTTAGTTTCTCAACTTTAGCTAAACCATTCTCAATAGTATTTATATTCTTTTTCAGCCTTACATCAGAAGAACCTACAACATCACCGGTTGCATATATTGCACCAGTAACATAACATCCATATGAGCTTGATGTGGTTGATTCAGCAATTCCTAAACAATCATTGCCTCTATGGTAATAAGAATGCCATCCACTACTTGTATTATAATCTCCACCATTACCACCTGAATCATACATGCCGAGAACAACATCCCCACCGGTATCTAGAACAATACCAGAATAACCATTTCTTGCACCGTTTAATCTTCCACAACCATAAGTAAAGCTATTATTAGCATACCAGTGGAAACCATTAACACTGGATGAATACATACCGGCTCCACCAACCTGTGTCCAGTTATTAATTTGTAAATAAGAATTGGAGTCGGTTCTTAAAACTATATCGGCCCCGGAAGACGCCGAATTTAGACCATCTAACAGATCAGAGTCAGCAGCCTTACTACCTATAGGTAAATAAACACCGGTGTGATTATGAGCATTAGGTGCAGCACCAGCCAACATAAATGCTGATGCTTGATTTCCATCTAATAAATCAGCATCTAATCCAGAACCTGAGCCGTCATTTCCGTCTGTCCATATTTTCTGCCACGCATAACCTGAACTACTAGACCACCAACCCCTTAGATATGTGTGTGCGGGATTACCTGCACCCATTGCCATCTGCATACCGTGGTGATATGTGCTACTGGCTGTATAGTGCATGGCGTTAAAGCCATTCCAGTGGCTAGTATATGTAGAAGGTCTATTTGAGGGACTACTCCATGAATCCCAGAATCCTGATCCATAATTCAGGATAGTATTTAGATCAACGTTCCCCCATCCCATTGAGCCGACCCAATAGTTTTGATCTGATGTAATAACAGGCCTAGAGGTTGTATATTTACTACTATTTCCTAGATGGGCTTTTGCATGGTTTTGATCATAAAAATCAATGATATTATCGCTATCTGCTGTTGCAAACCATCTATTTGGATAAGTTCTTGCATGATTACTGCCACCTAACCGAGCATACCCACTACCTTGCACGCCATCCAACAAATCAGCGTCTAATCCAGAACCTGAACCGTCATTAGCAGTGTTCCATATCTTTGCCCAAGAACTTAAACTAGTGTTATTATTATTACGATTATAGATATCTCCTGCGCTATAAAACGAGCCAGCAATTTGATGCCCGTGATTGGTTCCATAATGAGCCATGTTGAGAAGCGAGTACCATGTTGATGTAGGAGTTCCGCTGTTATGCACATCGTAAAACCCTGACTTTTGGTTTGTTATAGATGCAAACCCCATACTAGTAGTACCGTATCCGCTAGTACCGAATACAAATTTGTCAGAATTATGTCCATCAAATAAATCAGAGTCGGCAGCTTTAGCTGATGTACCTAAATATGGATGAGAGTGTGCAGCTGAATAGTAAGAACCTTGTTGTCCATCAAGTAAATCAGCATCTAAACCAGAGCCTGAGCCGTCGTTGCTTGAACCCCACAAAGTACCTTGGTTCCCAGAAGTAATAGTATTAGCTGTCCATATCCCTGTGCCCAAAGCCCAGGTCAATGTACCATTTTCTCTTCCCTGAAGCTGATGACTTAAACCTGAGATAGATTGATTAGTACCAGTGCCAATGTTTGGGTGAGTGTAAGTTAGACCATATATATTACCGTATGACGTGCCATCAGTAGAAGTTTTATATGCTGTTCCCATTGACCAAACATGTTGATACCGAGTAGATGCATAAAGACCAAACAGGCCAAGCCCATAATTATTGGGAACTAACGCAAATTGTGTACCCATTGTGAGAGTACCAGTAAATGTATCTGCAGTATCCGATCTTAGAAATGAAGCGCTATTAACACCATCAAGTAAATCTGCGTCTAATCCAGAACCTGAACCATCGTTGCCTGCACTCCAAATCTTTCTCCAACCTTGTGCGGAATTGTTATAAATGCACTGAGTGTATAAATCTCCATAACCTGTGCCCGTCATTCTTGCCGCAATAGTGTTGGAGTAGTAATTATATGGGTTACCATGACCCATTCGAATACTGTTATGCCAGTCGCCAGAAGGAGCCAATCTTGTATCGGTCTGACCGCTTGCTTGTTGATATTCTAAAACACTACTAGGTGAACTAGTTGTTCCAAAGGCAGAACCTGAAACCATGTGTGACTGATTCGCAGTACCAGATGCGGTAATATAACCAGCACCATTTGTTAGCTGATTATTATTTGATATATAACTTGACCAGTTAGCTTCGTTAAGAACTCGTTTTAAACCTGCACCTTCGTCAACTTTAAAAGTACCATTTCTAACTTTTTGAATATCCCAACTGGCCCATGCACCATCTAAGAATCCATAGTTAGCACCACTACCGTCCCAATACAGCTGAAGACCATGTGTACCGTCTGATCCTTGTAGTACTAAACCACCGCTACTAGTAGCGCCTGCATTTTTAATTTCTAAACTATGGGTGGTAGTACTTATTGTCTGATCTTGGGTTCCATCAATTGTTATACTAGTTGGAGAAGCTATTAAGAATGCAGAGGCATGATTTCCATCAAGCAAATCTGCATCCAACCCACTACCAGAACCGTCATTGCCTGTATACCAAACGGGGTTTCCAACACCTACATGAGGTACGGCCGAGAAATTCCATGTTTTATCGACATACATATAACCATTATCATCTGGATGAATTTGAAAAGTATCAGATCCATCTGATGAAATCAGAGCCAAACCACCTGCCCAACCATTTGTATGAGCTTTTAATTTTAATTGAGCAGTTTGCTGATGGGTTACTCCATTAGCTAAACTAATACCAATATTTGTTTCGGTGGCCGCTATTGTAGCAGTTACATTTTCGAAACTTGTAACAATTGATACATCCCAACCATTATCCCATGAAGTATTAGTATAACCAGAATAACCTATTTCAGCTTCAGTAACACTTATTGTTGGATAAGACCAAGTAGTATTAGTTTCTCCAATATAAACGCAAGCTTTACTATTACTATCATATCCAAATCTTATTGCATAAGGTCCATGATTTGCTTTAGGAGATCCAGTAATATAACCAAAGGGATTGTGTGCCCAAGTATTTCCAGTAGGATAGTTATAACCACCAAAATGTACTTCAAAAGATTCATGCGAATCATATTGATAGACACTAACCTTAACAGATAACATACTATTCGTCATACCAACCGGTAATGTTATTTTAATTGCACCAGTTTCACTTGACCCGCTATTTTTTCTTGCGCCACCACCAGGGAATAAAACACGTAAAGTTTCACCTGTAGTAGTAGATGTTAATCCTACATCATTTCCTAAATGTAAAGAACTAGAAAGAGTACCTCCCGACAGTGGTAAGTAACTACTTAAGCTACTAGCTGCCGCGTAATAAGAACCATGTTGTCCATCTAATAAGTCAGCATCTAAACCAGAACTTGCACCATCGTTGCCAGCGTGCCAAATATAGTTTCCACCAATTGTTGCGCCAGTAGAATTAACATTAAAGTGCTCTGATCCGTTCTTTAAAATTCTAAGTGCGTAATTGAATGAGGAGGGCATCTGAATTTGCATACCGTATTCAGTTTTACCTGAAGCAGCACCAATTGTAATACCCCAGTCACTATTATTACCTGCAGTTACATATAAGGTTGAATCATGAGCTTGGTTTAGAGTTCCGCCGTTTATAGCTAGTCCTACGCCAGTATCATGTACATCTGATCTAAGTAATGAAGCACCATGTATTCCATCTAATAAGTCAGCATCTAAACCAGAACTTGCACCATCTACAGTTTTTATAGCAGTTAATATCTGAACTGCGGTTTGATCTGCTGTTGCACTTGTTTCAATGCCGTCTAATTTAGTTTTAAGTGCTGCTGTAAAGTTTTTAGTTGTTAATCCACCATCTCCAACAGAATATGTTGTATTTGTAGATGAAAATTCTGTACCGCTAAGAGACATATTTGTTCCGGCAGTATATGTAGTATTATTATCAGTAGTTACATATCCAGCACTCGCATGGTTACCCCAACCGTAAGCAGTATTCCAGTTAGCTGAGTTATCGGTAAAAGGTAGCGTATAGTTATTTGCACTAGCGGCTATGCCTGTTAGTTTAGTATTAAGAGCAGTTGTGAAATTCTTTTGTGTAAGACCACCATCTCCAACTGCAATAGCAGAAGTATAATGAGGAGCAGCTGTATTAGTGGCACCAGCGGCTATACCATCTAGTTTAGATTTAAGTGTAGTTGTGAAATTCTTTTGTGTAAGACCACCATCGCCTACAGAATATGTTGTATTTGTAGATGAAAATTCTGTACCGCTAAGAGACATATTAGTCCCTGCAGTATAAGTTGTGTTAGTGTCTGGTACCGTAACAGTATCTGTAGTGCTATCACCTCTTGCAAGTGTAATTGTATTACCACTAATTGTCATAACATTAGCCGCAGTACCTAATGCTTGATTAGAAGTTTTTGCTACTTTAGTTCCTAATGCCGTTGTAAGAGTTGAATTATAGTTTGCATCGTCGTTGATCGCAGCGGCTAATTCATTTAATGAGTCTAATGTTCCTGGAGCTCCGTCAATTAAATCGGTAAGTTCTGTTTGTACATAAGCAGTGGTTGCAATCTGTGTTGTATTTGTATTTGCCGCGGCCGTAGGGGCGGTAGGTGCACCGGTGAGGGCAGGCCCGGCCAGGGGCGCGTACCCGCCTGAGGCATGATTTCCCCATCCATATGCTGTATTCCAATTTCCACTACCTGCATTTGTTATTCTTGCATCTGCTCTTGCATTAGTATAATATAAGTTAGAACCTTCTGATAAATCACCGGTATCTGCTGCTGCTATTCTTGCATCCGCTCTTGCATTAGTATAATATAAATTAGAACCTTCAGATAAATCACCTGTATCTGATGCAGCAATACGAGCATTTGCCCTTGCATCTGCTCTTGCATTAGTATAATATAAGTTAGAACCTTCTGATACAGTGTCAGTATCACCTTGTGTAAATGTTAATACACCTGTGCTACTATTATATGCTAATTGCGTAGAGTTTTCACTTATTGCCGCTCTTGCTCTTGCAGTTGTATGGTATAAATTAGATCCTTCAGATAAATCTCCTGTATCTGCAGCAGTTATTCTTGCATCTGCTCTTGCATTTGTAAAATATAAGTTAGAACCTTCTGTAATATTAGAAGTATTTTGTGCAGGCATTGTAAATGACATAACACCTGTTGAGGAGTTATATGATAAAGAACCAGTCGCACTTATTGCAGATCTTGCTCTTGCAGTAGTATGAAATTTAGCATTAGTATGTTCTGTAATTTCAGAAGTATCAATTGCAACACTGCCTCCAAGAGATACTAAATCTCCAGCAACAGTTATACTAGAATTTTGTAATTTAGCATTTGTAATATTATCAGGCAAATCACTTACAGCAAGTTCTGTAAAACCTTTTGATTTAGATTTTTGAACTTTACCGTCTGATCCTAATATTTCTGCTAAATATCTTGCTTTTGATTTTGCCATGTTACTATTTATATCCTATTGTGTTATCAAATACCATATTAATATTTATTCTTCTAATGCCGGCCATACAACGTCATCTAAATTAGTGTATGTATCTGTAATATCACGAAGAGCTTGTCTATACGGTGCATAAACAGCTTTAATAGAATCTGAAACATCATATGAACCAGCCCAATCACATTTAGCCAACCTTAGATCGCGTTCTCCCCTGAGTTCGTTAAGTAATCCTTCCGCATGGCATTGTAGTGCTTCTGCATTTGTCATACCTAATACATTTTTAAGTTTATCTCCATATTCCATCTCACCAGTCTCAAGATTCATACTAGGCTCAGGATTCTCTGGATTAAAATAATAGTCTTCGTTTTTGTAAGTAAATTTGTACATAATATCTTCCTAGTAGGTTATGTGTTTATAGTACCAAGTTCCAAGGTTAGCATGAGCGGGAGAACTGCCCATGCCTTCAAACTGAAGATACATTGTATTACCGTAACTGTTTGCATGTCTAAATTCAAAATAATGAGCACCCTCAGTGGAATCATAGCCATGGCTATCAAATGTAAAATGACTAGCGACTTGGCCAAAATATTCAGTCTGAGTTAAAACATTTCCATAGTTGTTGGTGGTGTTTTGGTTGTGGCTAAAACTATAACGATTAAGTCCCGTTGCTGCTGCATTACTGTATGTGGATCCAATCGTAACTTCTCCGGCCAGCCATAAACTAGTTGTGTCTATATATATTCTAATTGCTAGATTACTTGTACCATTTGGAAAAGCCACTGCTAATCCAAAACGCAGCTTTCCGCCAAGTATAGACGTCGTTATGTTGTGCTCGGTTGAAGATGCAGAGCCAGGATGAGTAGTTCCTCCAGCGGAGTTATGGTTGAAACGCCCGTAGACGTGTAATGGAGAGTTGGGAATAAAAGTACCAATACCAACATAGCCATCTGCTTTAACAGCTAAGCCTGAAGTATTTCCCGCATCAGATCTAATTGATAAAGCATAGTCTGCTGATGCTGTGCTTCCTACTGTGACAATTACACCATCACCATTTGAAGTATTAGATTGTGTAAATTCACCAGCCCAAACATTATTATTACAAACTACATCTAATGGGGCGCTTGCACTCGAGTGAGTTCCTATAGCTAAACCGCCATCAGTCCAAGACCCCTTGACTACATTGTTAACTTTGATTTTAAAGCGTGAATCACTTAAAGTACCAATGAAAGCCTCTTGTGCTACGCCAGGGGAATTTTGGCTTCCAATAGCCATTATAAATGCACCATTACCAGATGTTGCTATTACACTTTGGCCGGTGGTGGTTGAGTTTTGTGCATGTAACAGGTAGCCAGGACTCGTAGTTCCGATACCAACTCGTCCATCATATCGAATAGTAAACAAATCACCTAAATAATTTGTACCGCTGGTCATTTCACCGACCCCAAACAATGAGCCGGTTGAACTAGCATCGGCTGGACCAAAGGCTCTTACGCCCCAATCATTTGAAATACTAAAGCCTGTTCGTGAATTACCGTTTTGCCTAAGTAATACTACCTGTTGGTTTTGACTAGTCACTCCACAATCCAAAGGTGCTTGCGGATCTGTCTCGCCATTAATACCAACGTTGCCACCTATATCAATTGTTAATCTACTTTTTATATTACTATCTGTAGGAACACCATCACCATCTGCAGCATCTGGTGTCATAAAGGTAAGAGGACCGTAACTTGACCAAAGCGACATCATTTCAGAGCCACGATGATCGTAAATTAGGCCACCTCGTGTTGCATTCTGATATCCAAATAACATACCAAATTGGGAATCAGCACCTGAAGTCCCATCTACCCAATTGCCGTCTAGATTTGAAAAATATATGCCTTGAACCCCAGTTGAATCATAGTCTGTATTTAGTGCAAAATAATTTTTTATTACTCCGGCAGCGGGTTGGAATGTTGAAGAACCTTTGTTAATATGCAAGTTTACTGCTGGAGCCGTAGTTCCTATACCAACTTCGCCAGTTGGTTTTATATGCATGCCGATATTCCATGTTATTGCATTACCAGCTGTTCCAGCAGGTGTTACATAATGAGTTATTTGACCGCCTGAATGTTGAGTTAGAGAAGCCGCTACTGAAGCTTCGTATTTCCATCCACTATTATGATAAGCATTTTGACCTACATAAAGATCACTACCGCTATGTGCTCCAACATAACCTCTAGCCCCAATTTGTAATGATTTATAACCAGAACCCCAAGCAATAGGTGTTTGTTTTGCAATACCAACATGACCAATGGCATCTATAGATAGAGAGTTACCACCAGCAGCAGTTCCAATAACAAATTTTCTATGAGTAGCGCCTGATCCATGAGTATATGCTATATATCCGTCCCAGTTTGTACCACTATCTCCAAAATAAATTGAACCAGTACTACTTGTACCAGATAAAATACTTATTCCAGTATTTGAATTATTTTCAACAACCAATTCATCAGCGCTTGCATCAGCTGTCGCGCCAGAATCGCTACTTTTTACATGAAGCTTACCTAATGGTGAAGTTTCTCCTATACCAACTTTGCCATCACTCTTAATAAATAAATCATTTTCGCGAGCAGCACCACTTATACCAAGACCCGTAGATTGAACTTGTATTCCACCTGCTTGAGTTGCTCCATAATAGAACTCTACGTTTGTTCCAGCACTTCCTGACCTTGTAAATCTTGCTTTATATGCATCTCCTCTTACTTCAAATTGTGCATCAGGAGTCGTAGTTCCTATACCAACCTTGCCATATCCTGTGTCACCAAGAATTATTAGATTTCCTCTATACGCTCTAAGCTCAACTGTCTTATTGACATTATCTGCAAGCCTTGACAATAGATTAATATTGGCAATAGCATTAGCAGTATCATGTGTTTGTAATGTTAAACCTACATTAGGAATAGAGCTGTTTCCTAGAACATGAATATTATTTTGTGGATTGTTATAGCCTATACCAACTTTACCGTCTGTTAAAATAGATAGCACATCAGTACTTGTACCATAAGAATAAAGTCTAAAATGCTCTGTGCTATCGTTTCTTTGTCCTAGAATCCACTTATCTGCTCCAGCACTTCGGAACTTAATCATGTTATTATGACTAGTTGTACCTCTAGTTAATTTAATAGTATCATTAGTAGATGCTTGAGTAATATTTAAAGTGCCACTCATTTCACCACCAGCTAGAGGTAGTTTAGTAGCCAATGCCGTAGTAAGAGTACTATTATAATTTGCATCATCGTTGATAGCGGCCGCTAATTCATTCAGGTCGTTGAGGGTGCTTGGTGCACCACCTATTAGCGTGGTTAATTCTTGTTGTACGAATGCTGTAGAAGCAAGTGCAGTAGTACTAGTACCACCACTTGCAGTAGCCGTAGCACCTACTATAGTACCAGTAATATTTACACCAGTATTTGTCGTGGCCAACTTAGCAGCATTATCGTAGTAAAGAGTGACTGCACCATCTTGAGTTGCACTCAACATTTGTTCAGCAGTACCATATTTCAGTACTTGAAACTCACTAGCTCTTATTTTTAAACCACCTGTACCAGAATCATCTATATAACTATTGTTACTATCATGATATAGGCGCATATCTGAGCCAGCTCCAAAATATAATGTTCCATTATCAGAGTTTAAACTAATATTTCCAGTGGCAGTAATATCTGCTACATCTATTCCACCAGTAACATTAATACCTTGAGCATCTGTAGATAACTTAGCAACATTATTATGGTATAAAACTACTGCACCATCATCATTCATTATAGCGTAAGTTTCACCAAAGTCTGAACTATTAAATGATATTGCTGCAGATCCACCTAAATAAAGATTACCTGTTCCATCATCTTTAATATAACTGTGTGAACCATCATGATAAATTTGAAGATCATTACTACTACCATGTTTAATCTTAGCATTATCCGCAAGAGATATATCTCCTGCCAGAGTATCGATTCCTGTTGATTTTATTTTAGTTGCCATATTACTATTTATATCCTATGATGAGCATTATACTGTAAACGGTCCAGATTTTAAAATCATTTCATCTGTTACATATTCGTGTGTTGGCCAAGTAATATTATTTACTATCATATAATTATTTAAAGTTGGTTTTGTATCTGTTATATCTCTTAATGCTTGTCTATAGACAAGTATTGAAGCTTTTAAATCTTCGGTCTTATGTGCAAAATCAGGAACTGCATATTTATCTGTCCATCCTAATAATTTGTCTCTTCTATTTCGTACTTGAGCATAGGCATAATTATCTGCAGCAGTTTTTTCTTCTGCTGTACAGTTGTCATATCCACCTTTCTCTAATATTATATTCATTATATCCATTACGCTAACCTCTCTACCCATAAATTTTGACTTGTTCGATGATTCATTGTATAACTAATTCTTACTGCGGCATCATCTGTTGAATATTGTGTTTTAAGTTGAAGTTTGGTGCCACCGCTGAAACTAACCCAATTAAAATAACCTGTTCCTTCTCCACTAATATCCGAATAACTTACATTTGCTCCGGTCAATGCAGCATGACCATAAGCAGTAACTTGTTGAAATACAGAATCAGATCCACTTGAATTGCCCGGGAACTGAACATTAATTGTTATAGACCCCCAAGACGCGTTAGAAAAATGTATATTAAGTATATCTGTCCAACCAGTTCCTTGCATATAAGAAATAAATTCACCAGCATCTACTCCTCCTCCAGGAGAAGTTAACTGTTCTCTAATATTTACCACTCCAAAAATAGAAACTGTTCCATCATCTGCATCTAATCCTTCACCTATAGAAACTGTTCCATCGGAAGTCATTGCGGGTTCAAATGCTCGGATAGTTCCACCATATATTCTTTGATTAGAACCAAATTTAATACCTTCTGTATTATCACTACCCTTAAATTCTAATACACCTGTATCATGGAGTCGTAATCTTTCATCCATAGCTGAAGAACCACTACCAGATTTACTTGTATAAAATCTTAAATGCCCTCCATCTCCGCCTGAATATGCTTTAATTGCTGATACTAAATTACCATTATTAGCAAGTAAAATTTGGGCTGTATCGTTTTCTGAGATTCTTTTACCTTCAATTCTTAGTACACCTGCATCATCTGTTTTATCATTATGAATATGTAATTGTGTATTGCCTTTGGCAGAATCATTCTCATGAACATGCAATGCAGAACTTGGACTCGCTGTTCCGATACCAACTTGGCCATCATGATTAACTCTCATCCATTCATCAAAAGTACCACTATTATTTCTGTGTGTAAAAATCATATGAGATTTTTCAGTACTATGATTAGTATATTTCGTAGCAATACGACCATATATAACATGATTTGATGATGTATCTTTACCTGAGAAATCTATTGATACACCATTATCATCAGTAGTATTATCGTTTTTAATAACGAGTATAGGTTCTATATTTGCAGTACTTCTTTGAACAACTAATGTAACTGAAGGGGCCGTTGTTCCAATACCAACATTGCCATTATTTCTTACAAAAAGGCCACTATTACCTGGTGTATAAACACCAAGAGCATATCTTGTATCTGTAGCACTACCTGCTGACATATCAACTCTTAAACCATAACCACCAGCGCCTCTTACGTTCTTAAACTCTCCAACCCAAGTATCAGCGTTTTCTTCTACGTGCAATTTAAGATTAGGATTCGCTCCAGTACCTATACCAACTCTGTTATTAGCACCATCAATTCTCATAATTTCTGTATTATAAGAGGAGAATGTAAAGTGGCCAGCAGTTCCGTTTAAAGACGTGACTTGCATGGCAATATCTCTTACGGAGTTTACATATATGTGTGCATTAGCATCTTCTGTCTTTATTTGTAAAATTCCATCTGATGTTATAATTGCGTTACCAGAACCATTGACTGCAGCATTTCTAAATCTAAGTGTTCGTGATGTGTTTGCAGTACCATCTAAACGAAGAGCTTCGCCATCTGCAAAAACATTGAACTTAGAGTTTATAGCCCCACCGCCTAAACCGTAATTTATAGCAACATTACCATTTTTTTTAATTACTAAGTTTGCAGCAGTTGCTGAACCGGTATTTGTATGAAACTCTAATCTTGAAGATGTAGTATCTCCATCTGTAATACATCTAATATATGCTAAATTATCTGTTGCATTATTAGAAAATCTTATTTGTCCGACTGTTTGGTCATTATTACTGTCTAATCGTTTAAAGGCTATACCTTGTCCACCACCAGAAGCCGGAGTTGTTATTGTTATTATTTCAGAGGTTAAATTAGATGGAGTATCTCCCATACCAAATTTTCCATCATGAGTGATTCTCATTCTAGGTGTTATAGAACCACCACTAGGTCTTGTAGAAATAATTATATTTTGAGATGCAACTGTATGCTTAATATCAAAGTTGGTGCCACCACTATAAAGATAATCACCTTGTGCTTGTGTTATATCACCTGAGAAGGCGATCGTTCCTGCACCTCCAGCAGCCGCATTAACACCAAGCCCACCTGCCATAGATATATTATTAGGTCTATTTCCGGAATTTAATCCTATGTTTCCACCAGCATCAGAAGTAAACTTAATATCGTTTGTAAATATAGCGTTTTGAGATATATCAAGAGTTAGCGCAGGAGTACCTGCTGTATTGAGCTTCATTCCATCAGTAATATGGCTATACTCAATATAACCACGATATTGAGTATTACCCGATGTCCCGTCAGCGAACATAAGATAGTTCACATGACCCGTTCCACCGACAATAGTGATACCACCTTCGGCACCACTATTTACAACTAAATTTTTTGCATAGTAATCTGAAGGATCCGTAATTCCTATACCAACATATCCTGCCTTAGTTACATTAACATAAGGTGCATCTACATTAGCACCACCAATAACAAAGTTATCAGTACCATCATCATGTCCAATAGTATATTGAGCAGAGCCGGCATTAAAGAATTTAACTTCTGTGTCTGAACCTGCAGGAGCATCTAATCTTATTCTTGCATCGCCTGAAGCCGACTGAATATCAAGCATTTCTGCTGGTCTTATTCCTATTCCTAAACCACTTGCATCTATTTTAATTAAATCCGTTCCACCAACTTTCATTATTAAATAATCATCTGCGGATTCTCTAATTGAAGTATCTGCATCTGCATCTAAGATTAACTGATTTCCATTTATATCTAAATTACCAGAAGTAGTTACTGTTCCAGTAAATGTAGGACTGGCTAAAGGTGCTTTTGCAGCAAGTAAGCTATTAACTGTACCAACATAGTTAGCATCATCATTAACTGATGCCGCAATTTCGTTAAGTGTATCTAAGGTTGCAGGAGCACCACCAACAAGCGCAGTGATTGCAGCATCTGTATAGGCTGTCGTTGCGATTAAAGTTGAATTAGTTCCTGCTGATTGTGTAGTTGCAGTAACAGTGCTTGCAAGTGTACCAGTAATTGCACCGGTGACAGTTATTCCTGTCGATGTTGTGGTTAGTTTTGCTGAACTATTATGATAAAGTATAACTTCGCCATTAGGTGCACAAAATACGGCATTTTCGTTAGGAACAGGTTGTAATACAATTCCACCTGATGCACTATTATTTTGTATAATAGTGCCACCATTAGCACCACTATTGTAAATATAAAATATATCATTAGATGAATTATAATACAATTGTGCATCAGTATCATCACCAAACTTTAAATTTTTATTATCGGCTACTTGAACGTGTGAAGCTAGTGATATATTCTCTGAACTATCAATCGTGATCGCAGTAGCGTTCCCACCATCTACAATACTTGGTGTGCTACTTAAATGTCTTACTACTTTTGTTAATGCCATTACTTTTTATATCCTATTATGTTGGAGCTACCAAATTTGCATCAATGTGTGTTTGATATTCTATTTTAATTTCATTAGTCCAAGATGCTTCACAAAATTCTTTAACTTCTGTTGTTTCTCCTGATACATCTGTGTCTTGCCACGTTTCATCTACTTTTGTAGATGGGTGAATATGTCTAAAAAGACCATCTTCATATACTTGAACTATACCTAAGTTTAAAAGTTCCATTATGTATAAATCCCCTCTACTGTTAAAATAGCACCGAAGTTATTACTACTGTTGTTTGAAATTGTGAACCCATATTGTTGTGCACCAGGAACATATGCCCACACTTCCCCATTGGCTATATACGAACCCATGTTTATACATGGATGATATGAAATCCCCTTAGCATCATAAGATGTGCTGTTACTTGACTTGTAACCATTTTGAATAGTTCCGGCACCAAAACTTCCGTAGTTAGTAGCTGAATAACTGTGGCCAGAGTAACCAGCCACACTATATTTAGCATTTGCTCCATTAGAGCCACCACTTCCGTAACCCGCTATTGAAACTTCATATCGTAGTGTGCCACCTGTGGCTGCACCTAAAAGAGTATTAATATTTAGCGTGTGTCTAGTAACAGAACTACCAGTACAAGTAACAGCCTTGCTTATTTTGAAATGATATACGCCGTCTGCATACCAAACTTCTCGTCCTTGCGAAAGTATCTTTGTGAAACCTTCTCCAACTTGTAAGACACTACCATCTGCTGCTCCTTCGAGAGCTCTATGAGTGTTCCAATATAGTCTTTGATTTGAGCCAGTAGAAAATCTTAATCCACTACCATTTCCTAAAATATTTAATCCATATGTTTGACCGCAATCTATCGTAGTTGAGCCATCGTTATTGACTGTTAATCCGTTGTTAATTGCAGCACCAGTAGAGTCAACAGTGCATATTCTCGCGTATCTGTCAGAGGTGGAGTTGTTACCTTTTAAGAATAAACCACCACCATAAGAACCTGACCATATTGGTTTGTTGTTAGATACCGTAACTTTTCCATCATAAGAAATACGCATTTTCTCAGTAATAACTCCAACTGTACTTGTCCAAAAACCAAGACCAGAAGATATATTAGTTCCAGAATTAACGTCTGCGGTTGATGCAATTCTACCTGTGTTTTGAATAGCACCATTGTTTCTTTCAGCTTGGAATCTAATTTCACCACCAAATCCTGTAGTAGTTGTTCCAGTTGACGTATTTCTAATCATAATGGTATTTACAACATCACCAGTAGTGCTATCGTTAGTTTGAATAGTTAGTGGAGCACCTACATCAGTTGTTCCAATACCAACGTTGCCATTATCAATTACTACATCTGCCGCTTGACCGCCTGAACCATTGGCAGTTTGTAAATATATTTTGGAGGTTGAGCCTGTATTCGCAGGATATGAATTAGCTCTTAAATAAAGGTTGCCATTGTTAGCATTTAATTCGCCATACGTATAGGCACTGCCTATAGCAATACCTTTATTATTGGGAAAGGTCATAATATAATTTGTATTTGCACTATCTACAAGAGTTTGATTTTGTACTCTTATTTCGCCAGCAGAATCAAGATTAATATCTCCTGCCACGTCGATAGTAAACCCACCATCTGAAACAGATAGTATTCCATGAGCAGCTCCTGAGGATCCAGTATCTTGGACAGACAGTTTCATGTTATCGCCAGCTTCAGTATTGAGAGTTAAACCCCAATCTCCTGCAGTACTGGCTCCTGCTGTTATACCACTAATAAAGGTTGCTTTTCCTCTTTCTGACATATCAATAGTAAGAGCTGTTATTGCACCAGCACCGTCTGAGTCCGTTCCTTTAAAGATTATATCTTTATCTGGAGTTCCTACTCCAAGAACAAAATCCATATTGTTAGCATTTGCATAACCAAAAGTATTACCTGCATCTTTAAATCTTATATCACCACCATCAGCATCAAGAGTAATATCTCCTGCTACATCTAGTGTTAGGTCTCCAGAACTTACGTCAATTTCGTTAGGGGTTATAAATAAATCGCCGCTTTCAAAACCAACCAATGATTTTACAATACCACTAAAGGTTGCCTTTCCTGCGTTTGACATATCCAAAGTAAGCGCTGTGATAGCTGCGCCATCATCAACACCTTTAAACATTATATCTTGGTTACTTACTCCATTGTGTAGAGTTGTATGACTACCGTCAGTATATATTCTAAAATCTTGGTCATCTCCAAAGCGTACAGCCATGTTGTCTTTGATGCGTATGTCAGTATTAACATGGAATGCTCCTGCATCTGACATATCAAAGTAACCAGCAGTTATTATAGTTCCGCCATCATTACCTCTAAATACCATATCTCCATTTGATATAGCAGATTTTATTTGTAAGTCATTGCCACTATGAATTAATGATCCAATATCTGTTCCCGCATCTTGGAATTTAATATCACCACCATCTGCAT